GGAACAATGACTGCTAAAGATTTTCTATGGCAATACAAAAGAGCGTGCACTCGGATAAGACAGGCAGAGTCCGAACTCGAATACATCGAGGCGCAGATCCAGTCCATCGGCGGAAGCGGTGACGGGATGCCGAGAGGTACGGACATATCCGACCGCACCGGCAACATAGCTGTCCTACTGGCAGACCAGAGGGCGTGCGTCGAGGCGGTCAAGGCTGAAGCAGTACGGGCTCGTCTCAACGTGGCTCGGGTCATCAACGCAGTGGAGAACCCTCTTCAGTCTCAGCTGCTATACGACCGATACATACTGGGTATGCCGTGGCGTGAGATAGCCGAAGACCTTCCTGCTTCCGAAGAGTACACTCGTGGACGGCTGCACGGCAAGGCTCTGGAGTCCATACGGAAAATTATCGGCGAAGAGTAAAGAGGCTACACAAAGTTACAAAAAAATGATTTATAGTATATGTAGCCCAGTAGGGCTAAGGCGATGATAGATACAATCTTTCATAATCAGCCTCCTTTCTTTCAGGAACACTTTTAATAATGCAGCATGACGCTTCGGGAAAAGACCCGGGGCGTTTTGCTTTAAGGAGGGCCTATGTCAAAAGTAAACCCCCGCTACAAAAACGGCCACCTCCGTAGAAAATACCGGGGGAGGCTCAAGGCGATCGGAGGGCCGTGCGGGATATGCAAAGGCAGACTCGGGCCGATTCATTATGATGAACCGAGTGATGCCGACCATCCGCTGTCGTTCGTGGTCGACGAGATAATACCCGTCAGCAGATGGAAAGAGTACGGCTACCCGTCACCCGAAGCGGTCGCCCAGGATTGGAACAACTTGCAAAGCGCTCATTTTTGCTGCAACGCCGCTAAGAGCAACAAAACGGTCGATGATCTAAAGAAAATCATGCGCAAGGTCAACATGAAGGACGGAGACTGGTAAGGGTCGGCGAAGGGTGGGGCGGAACCCTCTAGAGCCCCCGACGGCGCTCAGCAAGCGTTCAAGCGCTCACTTCCACGAGGACCGTGGCGACCAAGTTGATACACACAAAACAAAATTGACAATAAGGGAGCAGATAGTGATTGCAACACGAAAGCCGTTTCCCTGCGGTTTCTGTTCCCTTTTTTAAGGGGAGTTACTTAGGGAGGTAACGAGATGGATGAGAAGAAAATCATCAAACAGTATTACGAATTACGCAGCTGCAGAGCGGTTGCAGAGGTGAATGGATGTAGTGGAGAGAGTGTCCGCAGAATCTTAATCAAGAACGACATCGACCGAACGGGGTGGAAAGTCCCTGAGAGAATCGGGCCACCTAGAAGAAACTATAAATATTTTCCGTTAACGGCCGAAGAAAAGCTGGAAATTGTTGACGCATATAAGAAACTTAACAATCAGGAACTGGTTGCTAAAGAAACACATCATAGTATGCGTACTGTCCATAAAGTTCTTAAAGAGTATGGCTTTGCGAGGGGATCAGGCGGCAATCAAGATAAGCAAATCAAAATAACCGACGAGCAGATTCTTGATGGAATAAACGCCGGGATGACGAGGCAGGAGATTGCTGACTTGTATGGGGTCCACGTTGAGAACCTGGCAAGGCGGATGAGAAAACTTGGCGTTCATGCAAAGCATGCAAAGCCCACAGGGACTAAGCGGCGCGTGATTTTCGGAGACGCTTGGCACTATGTCGACTCGCATAGGGAGAAGTGCGAAGCGCTCCATCAAAATTTTGAGTACATAGAGAGCAAGACGGCCGACCCGAAGCGGATACGGCTAAAGTGCAAGAAATGCGGATGCGTAATTGAGCGCGCATCTTCCACGTTTAGGCAAAAGAACATCGAATGCGACAATTGCAAAGAACGAGAACAGCTCGCATGTGCAAGAAGAAAAGCGGTCAACGTTTTCATAGCGCTTGCGGAATCGAAAAAACCCAAACGGTGTGCTTACTGTGGCGGCATGTTCTTTTCGCCGTACCCGACCCAAAAGTATTGCTCGAGTACATGCAAGCACGGAAGAAGAAAGAATAATAGAGCACGTAAGGCCTGTCGGAAGAGTGGAGCAAACTACGACCCTACTGTGACAAGGAAGAAAGTGTGCGTTCGAGATAGATACATCTGCTCGTCTTGCGGGAAAAGATGCAACCCTGCAGACCTAAGATGGGGCAGTTTCGGGCCCGACTATCCTACGCTCGACCACATCATACCACTCGCAAAGGGCGGCTCGCACACATGGGATAACGTTCAATGCTTGTGTGCGTTATGCAATTCGAACAAGCGAGATTTACTCGATGCTGAAGAGGTGAGCTAATGGGCAAGATGAAATCAGTAGCAAATAAGGAGACCCGCCTGGTGCAGCTTAAAGAACTGCTGGACATAGTGGCAGATTCTATAGACCGAGGGCCGGGAGCGCGAGACCTCGCATCCTTGACCAGACAGTATCGTGAAATCCTTTGCGAAATCGAAGAAATAGAGGGAGCTGATGCAAATGACGACGAAATCGCAGAGATCCTGTCAGACCGCAAAACTGATGGGAAAGCAGGAGCCGTCCGAAAGAGTCGCTCCTGAATACATAGACAGCGACGGATATGACGCGAGCAGGCTGATGTCCGTAGGCAGTCTGACTATGGACCCGTGGCAGTGCACCGTCCTGGATGATTGGATGGGCAGAGCGCCATCGGGCAGATGGTCAGCCCCGACATGTGGCGGAAGCGTGCCGAGGCAGAACGGTAAGAGTTTGCTCGTTCAATGCAGGGCGGAGTCGGGGATGCTTCTCTTTAACGAGCAGGTCATCTACACGGCGCACCTGCAGAAGACGGCAACGGAAACGTTCGAGGAGATGCGAGACTTCTTTGAGCATCCGAAGCTGAAGAAATACGTGGCGGAAATCAAGACCGCTATAGGCCGTGAGCAGATAATCCTGAAGAGCGGGGCCCGCATAAAATTCCTCGCAAGGACAAGGAACGGCGGACGAGGTCAGCACGGGGATCTTCTCATATTCGACGAGGCACAGGAGCTTGACGAGAACCAGCAGGCATCTTTTCTGCCCGCCATCTCGGCAAGCCTTAACCCGCAGACCATATACGTGGGAACTCCGCCCGACCCGACAGCGACCGGCACAGTCTTTAGAGGCATCAGAGACAAGGCGCTGAGCGGAGAGACGAAGAAAACGAGCTGGTTCGAGTTCTCGGTCGACAAGATCGGGGACGTTACGGACCGCAGCAGGTGGGCAGACACGAACCCTGCGCTCGGCAGACGCATCCTCGAATCGACCATAGAGGGCGAAGTCGAGCAGATGGATCCCGACACGTTCGCCCGTGAGCGTCTCGGTTGGTGGACGCCCGTAGTCGAACACAAACTCGATTATGCGATACCCGAGGACGTGTGGGACGCGTGCGCATCGGACGAGATGAAACCCGAGGGCAAGACCGCATACGGCGTCAAGTTCTCGGCAGACGGCTCGCTTGTGAGCCTGTGCGGGGCGGTCATCCCTAAAGACGGGCCTGCGAGAATTTCGCTCATCGAGCAGAAGCCGACGGGGCTCGGTACGCAGTGGCTTGCGGACTGGCTGAACGAACGATACAGCAAAGCGTCATGCGTCGTTATAGACGGGCGCAACGGTGTGGACGTGCTCATAGACAAGATAGCGGACACGTGGAAGGTCAAGGGCTCAGTGAAAAAGCCGGGAGTCAAGGACCTCATAGCGGCAGTCAGCACTCTCACGAACGCATTGGACGAAAAGACCGTCACATGGTACTCGAAACAGGAGGCGTTGAGGGATAGCGCGGTCACGTCCGTAAAGAGATCCGTAGGCGGCGGATGGGCTTTTGGCGGCGAAAACTCCACGCCTATAGAAGCGGCGGCACTCGCGTTATGGGGCGCAAAGAACTCCAAACGCGATCCTAATAGAAAAATGAAAATTGGATAAGAGGAAGCAGAAATGGACATAAAGATAACACCAAACAGAGTCAGAGGGCTCGGCGAAGAGGAACAGGCCCTTCTGCAGGACCTTATAGAGGTCTACAACTACCACAGAGGCAAGAACGAGACCAAGAACAGATACTACGAGGGGCATATCACTCTTAACGAAGTCAACCTCGGTGTTGCGCTGCCTCATGGCATGAGCGGGCTCGAGATCGGTTGCGAGTGGGGAGCAAAAACGGTAGACGTACTTGCGTC